CACCGCCCGCTCCGCACCGTCCAGATGCCGCCCCCGCCTCTCCATCGCAACCCCCTCTCCATCCTCAGGTGTTGCGGTTCATTCTAGAGGCTGAGGGTTCTGCCAGGTTCCGGCAGCGATACTCTGGGCGAGGAGCGGATGCTGTCGGCGGTGCCCTACCGGATCACGGTGCGGGGGACACCGACGGGGTCTCCGTCCCGCCCGAAGGCCGGACAGCGGTTCCGGGAAGGAACGCGGCTGTTCCTGATCCAGGCGGTGACCGAGCGCGACCAGTTCGGCCGCTACCTGACCTGTTTTGCCCGCGAGGAGGTGCCGAAATGAGCTATGGTGCAGCACCCGCCCTGCAGACGGCGGTCTTCCAGCGGTTGTCGTGCTGGCCTGCCCTGACGGGCGTGGCGATCTACGACGCAGTGCCGCCGAACGTCACCGGGACCTTCGTGCTGATCGGCCCGGAGGAGGCGCGCGACCAGTCCGACAAGTCGGGCGCGGGGGCCGAGCATCAGCTGGTGATCAGCGTGATCACCGATGCGACCGGGTTTCTGTCGATCAAGACCATCGCCGCCGAGATTTCGGATGCGCTGATCGGGGCGCCGTTGAGCTTGAACCGGGGACAGCTGGTGAGCCTGTTCTTCGTCCGGGCCTCGGCGCGCCGGATCGAAGAAGGCGAGACGCGGCGGATCGACCTGACTTTCCGGGCGCGCGTGCAGCTGTAGCGCCCGCCCAACACCCTTCACACGGAGAGCGAACATGGCTGTGCAAAGCGGCAAGGATCTGCTGATCAAGATCGACCAGACGGGGGACGGCCAGTTCGTCACCATCGCGGGGCTGCGTGCCACGCGGATCAGCTTCAACACGGAATCGGTCGACGTCACCAGCCTGGAAAGCCAGGGCGGCTGGCGCGAGCTGTTGGCGGGTGCGGGCGTGAAGTCGGCGGCGATCGCGGGGTCGGGCGTGTTTCGCGACGAGAATACCGACGAACGGGCGCGGCAGATCTTCTTTGACGGCGAGATCCCGGATTTCCAGGTGGTGATCCCTGATTTCGGCGTGATCGAGGGGCCGTTCCAGATCACGAGCATCGAATATTCGGGCAGCCACAACGACGAAGCGAGTTACGAGATGGCCATGGCCTCGGCCGGGGCGCTGATTTTCACGGCGCTTTGACATGGCGAACCCTTGGGCAGGCGAAGTAGCGATCACCCTAGACGGCCAGCGCCATGTGGCGAAGCTGACGCTGGGCGCGCTGGCCGAGCTGGAAGCGGTGCTGGAGACCGGGTCGCTGATCGACCTGGTGCAGCGGTTCGAGGAGCGGCGCTTTTCGACACGCGACGTGCTGGCGCTGATCGTGGCCGGGCTGCGGGGCGGCGGCTGGCAAGGGTCCGCCGTCGATTTGTTGCGGGTCGAGATCGGCGGCGGTCCGGTCGAGGCGGCTCGGGCGGCGGCGGAGCTTCTGGCGCGAGCCTTCGCCCTGCCGGAGGAGCCATGAGCGCAATCGACTGGCGTGGCCTGATGCAGGCGGGGCTGCATGGGCTGGGCCTTGAGCCTGCGGTCTTCTGGCGGCTTACACCGGTGGAACTGAAGATCATGCTGGGGCGGGAGGGTCTGGTTCCGCCCCTGACACGCGCGCGGCTGGAGGAACTGGCGGCGGCGTTCCCGGACACACGGAAGGATCAGGGCTATGGCGGATATCGGAACGATGCAGGAGCAGCTTCAGGCGCTTGAGGCGCAGCTGGGCTCATCCGTGTCGATGGTTGCGGCGTTCGACGGTGAACTGGCCCGGATGCGGGAGACGATGGTTTTCACAGGGCGTGAGGTGAACACGCTGTCGAGCGGGATCAGCGGTGGCTTGCGCAAGGCGTTTGACGGGCTGGTCTTTGACGGGATGAAGCTGAACGACGCGCTGAAGACTGTGGCCAAGACCATCGTCGACACGGTCTATTCCATTGCCATGAAGCCGGTCACGGGGGCGCTGGGCGGGCTTCTGGCGCAGGGAGTGGCCGGGATCATGGGCTCGGGCATGCCCTTTGCCAACGGCGGGGCCTTCAGCCAAGGGAAGGTTATGCCCTTTGCCAAGGGTGGCATCGTCGGCGGGCCGACCACGTTCCCAATGCGGGGTGGACGCGGGTTGATGGGTGAAGCCGGACCAGAGGCGATCATGCCGTTGACCCGTGGCCCCGATGGCCGTCTTGGCGTGCAGTCGGCTGGGGGCAGAGCCGTGAACGTGGTGATGAACATCACGACCCCCGACGTTCAGGGATTTCAGCGCAGCCAGACCCAGGTGGCCGCCCAAGTGACCCGCGCTTTGGCCCGTGGTCAGCGCAACCGGTGAGGAGTGATCATGGCCTTTCACGAGATACGGTTTCCGGCAAACCTGAGCTTCGGGTCGGTGGGCGGACCGCAGCGGCGCACAGAGATTGTGACGCTTGCCAACGGTTTCGAGGAACGAAACACGCCCTGGGCACATTCCCGCAGGCGATATGATGCGGGTCTGGGGCTTCGATCCCTGAACGATCTTGAAACCCTGATCGCCTTCTTCGAGGCCCGTGCAGGGCAGTTGCACGGCTTTCGCTGGAAGGATTGGTCGGATCACAAATCCTGCTCTCCCTTGGCGGTACCCGGCCCTCTGGACCAGTTGATTGGTACCGGGGACGGGAACGCAACCGTGTTCCAGCTGCAGAAGACCTATGTTTCCGGTCTGCAAAGCTATGCGCGTCCGATCCGGAAGCCGGTGGCGGGGACTGTCATGGTTGCTGTCTCGGAAGACCCGAAGATCGAAGGGCAAGAATTCTCGGTGAACCTGGAGACGGGCGAGGTCACTTTCACCTTGCCGCCCGAATTGGGCACGCGGGTCAGTGCTGGGTTCGAGTTCGATGTGCCGGTCCGGTTCGACGCGGACCGAATCCAGACATCGGTCGCATCCTTTCAGGCAGGAGATGCGCCCGAGGTGCCGGTGGTGGAGATCAGACTATGACCGGCGAGGCGCTGTACGCGCATCTGGCAAGCGGGTCGACCACGGTGTGTCGTGCCTGGACGGTTCTGCGTCGGGATGGGGTGATGCTGGGCTTTACCGATCACGACCGGGACATCGTCGTGGACGGGATCACCTGCCGCGCGGATACCGGGATGACTGCCAAGGCCTTGCAGCAGACAACTGGCCTGTCGGTCGACAACTCGGAAGCTGTCGGGGCCCTGAGCGACGCAGCGATCACCGAGGGCGAAATCCTGGCGGGACGGTTCGATGGGGCCGTGGTGCGGTCCTACATCGTCAATTGGGCGCAGCCTGGGGATTGGATTGAACAGTTCAGGGGATCCTTTGGAGAAATCACGCGGTCGGGTGGTTCGTTCCGGGCAGAACTGCGCGGGCTGAGTGAGGCGCTTAATCGTCCGCAGGGCTTCGCCTATCAGCCGACGTGTTCAGCCATCCTTGGGGACACACGTTGCCGGTTTGACGTGACATCCCCGGGATACTTTGCCGAACGGCAGGTAGAGGCGGTGGAGGATGGCCGGATCTTCGATTTCGCTGCCTTCTCGGGGTTCGATGACCGCTGGTTCGAGCATGGGCGGTTCGAGATGCTGACGGGCGAGGCTGCTGGGCTGGTCGGGGTTGTCAAAGGGGACCGCCTGAGCGGAACGGTCCGGCGGATCGAGCTTTGGCAGTCGCTGGGGGCTTTGGTTGTCGCGGGTGACAGCTTCCGCGTGATCGCCGGGTGCAGCAAGGCCGCGGTGACCTGCCGAACCAAGTTTGCCAATTTTCTGAATTTTCGCGGTTTCCCGCATATTCCGGGCGAAGACTGGCTTGCCTCGTATCCGGTGCCAGACCGACCAAATCCTGGAGGGCCGCGTCTGCCGGTGCCACGCGATTGACCCAGGAAGAGCGGATCATCGCCGAGGCTCGAGCGTGGATTGGCACACCGTACCGGCATCAGGCCTCGATCAAGGGTGCAGGGACCGACTGCCTTGGGTTGCTGCGCGGCATCTGGCGCACGGTTCTGGGGAACGAGCCAGAGTATGTTCCCCCGTATACCGCGGATTGGGCCGAGCCTGCGCGACGTGAAGTGCTTTTCGAAGCCGCCGAGCGCTGGTTGTTGCGCAAGCCGATTGCCGACGCCGCCCGTGGTGATGTTCTGCTTTTCCGAATGCGGGACAGCGCAATAGCAAAGCACCTGGGTATTCAGGCCGAGACAAACCCCAAAGCAGGATTCATCCACGCCTATACCGGGCATGGGGTGATCGAGAGCCCGCTTTCGCAACCGTGGCAGCGCCGGATCGTGGCGCGCTTCAGATTTCCATTGGGAGCCGACTGAATGGCAACGCTTGTTCTTTCCGCCGCCGGAGCGGCCATTGGTGCCGGATTTGGTGGCGCAGTTCTGGGGCTTTCCGGTGCGGTGATCGGCCGGGCGATTGGTGCTACGCTTGGCCGCGCAATCGACCAACGGATTCTTGGTGCCGGATCGGAGCCGGTCGATATCGGGCGTATCGACCGGTTGCGTCTGACCGGCGCGGGCGAGGGTGCCCCTATCGGCCAGCTCTGGGGACGGATGCGGTTGGCTGGGCAAGTGATCTGGGCAACCGAGTTTACCGAGACCGTGCGCCGCCGACGTTCGGGCAAGGGTGCGCCGAAGCCGAAGATCAACGACTACAGCTATTCCGTCAGCCTTGCGATCGGGTTGTGCGCGGGCGAAATCTTGCGGGTCGGTCGGGTGTGGGCGGATGGCAACGAAATTTCACCTGCGGACTTGAATCTGCGCGTCTATCCCGGCAGCGAGAGTCAGCTTCCCGATCCCAAGATCGAAGCAGTCGAGGGCACGGGTCTGGCCCCAGCCTATCGAGGGCTGGCCTATGTCGTGATCGAGGACCTTGAGCTTGCCCCCTATGGCAACCGGGTTCCGCAGTTCAATTTTGAAGTCGTACGTGCGGCGCAAGGTGAGCTGGTAGATCCTGAGGCGACCCTGACGGGCGCGCTGCGTGGTGTGGCGCTGATTCCGGGAACGGGCGAATATGGATTGGCAACCACTCCGGTACACTATGCCTTGGGACCTGGGCAAAACCGGTCGGCAAACGTGCATTCGCCGTCTGGGTTGACCGACTTTGCGACCAGCCTGGCCCAGTTGGGCGAAGAGCTTCCAGGTGTCGGATCGGTATCACTGGTTGTTTCATGGTTTGGCAGCGACCTTCGCTGTGGCTTTTGCCAAGTGCGTCCAAAGGTCGAGCAGACAACGCGCGACGG